CAGCAGACTCAGTGAGTAGAAGTTTGCTCTCCATTGACTCTTTGATTAAAAACATTTTCGTTCCTTAAGCCAAGACTACATTCTTAGATACGCGAAGTACAATGGTACCTCCAGCAGCATCGATAACATAATCACTACCACCTTCTATGCCAAGGCTGGTACCGAAGTCGCGGTTAAACATGAGCTGGCCGCTTCCTGGTGCAGCCACAACCACTTTTGAGTTTTTAACTACAGTGCCTGTGCTCGCGCCACACCCCCAACCCGCGGCAGTGATCTCGCTCTTAGTCACGGTGTCGCCTCTTGCTACCTGATCTGCAGTGCGAAGATCATTGAGAGTAACTGTAACTGCGCCAGTCCCGGTGACTGTGATTACGGCGTCGTGCTGTCGTTTTGTGATTGAAATTTCTGCCATGGTTTACCTTGTAAATTATTGTATTGGGTCTTGATCAAAGTTGGGCTCTTCTGGACCAGTGTCTTGACCAAAGTCATCGCCACCGTCCATGTCTAGACCTCTCTCAGCGGGCTCAAATCCTCCACCACCGAAGTCATTTCCACCACCGTCGTCATCTCCGAAGCCACCGTCGTCATCATCCTCTTCTTCTACCTCATCACCAGCTTCAATTCTGATCTGTTTTTCCATCTGCGCGAATTCATCTTCAGTCAGACCCAGAACATGAGTAGAGAGGTATTTCTTACTTAGATATTTACCAGTGTATGAGTCTGCATCGCCCATTACTGCCAGGCGTGATGACAAAATTTCCAACTCCTTGAGCGTACTAAAGTAGTTATCAACGTTGTATGTGATGGATAGATCGGTTTTGAGGTTGTTCCAAGCCTCGTCGGTATTCTCTATGATACCCTTAGACACCAACTGGATGCGGAGCATACCATATAGGAAGTCGTTGAATTTGTTTCTTAGCTTCGTGATGAATTTATTAAAGGTTATCTCATCGCGAGAGACAGCATCTGATTTTCCTATCTGGAACCCTGCATCCGCTTGGTACCGAGCCTTCGGTACATATAGAGAATTGATCAGACGGTCGCGGAAGTACTCCAGATCATTCAGATCACCAAGACCCTGTCCGCCCGGCAGCGTTGTTATTTCTGTGGACTTTCCGTTGCGTCGTGGCAAGAAGAAGTCTTCGATCATTGCCATGTGACGCTTGCCTTCATTCAACACGCCTGTGCTGGCGTCGTACGAGGCCTTATTCTTTAGCTTATTGATCATATCGTTCATATACTGATCGGCTTTTGCGTTCGGTATGCCGTCAATGTCGATATAGAAGGCTCGGCGCTCTGGGGCACGCACAAGTCTATAGATGAGAATTGCCTCTTCCAGAAGCTGTAGCTGGTTCGCAGGCTTGATAGCTCCGTGGATATAGGATTTGATGATGGGAACTTCTACTGAATTGCTGGCGCTGCTGACATTGGTCTGCGCCGATACTGAATCAATCAGGCCGCTGTGGGCGTAGATAACAGAATCTTCATGTAGGCGAACTGCTGATGTGGTTCCTGCCGAATCAGATTCGGTGTATGAGAAGTAGGATTCTTCCCCAGTAATTACTGATATGCCGTTCTCGTTTATCTCGCGAGTGTGGGTTTTGACCTTGCGAATTTTGCGGGGGTCGATCTGTCGAATTTCTTTGATACCACCCTTTTCAACATCGAGAATTACATAGTAGTAGATCTTTCCGTCCACATACCAGCGCTCGAAGATTTGATAGCCATCGGTGTTGAATTTTGATAGTGAGATGATTTCATCCCATGCTTCCCGAATGCTCTCTTTTTCGAGCTCGCTCTTGTCAGTATCATTAACACTAAGGGAGACTGGCTCAGTGTCGCCCTCAATAACGATTGCCTCGTTCACAATGTTCTGAATAGCGAAGGCTACCTCAGGCATTTGTGCTAGAGTTCTATATCGGGTGATGAGGTCACGCTCACTCTGTAGCGAGACCTCGATGTCCATGGATACATAATAGCCATTTGCTGCAGCAGTAACAACAGCGCCATCATCGTTGATCTTCTGGATCGGTGACGCGTCAACATCCCCCTCGTTCTTCGGATTCAGATTAAACCCGAAGAAGCGTTGGAGACTTGAATTGAAGTTTGTGGCCATAATCTAATTAGTACTGTTGTGTTTGGTGTATGTATTTAACGCTCAAACTATGGCCACAAACCGTTGCTGATTCTGGACAGATCATCTAGAATCAAGTGTACCGTTTTGGATGTCTGGACTATCCCAGAAATTGTACTGGAATTGAACATCGAAGGTTTCGATCTGTCCATTACTAGACCAGTCAAGTGCGATCTCACCAACTTCTGCTGGCCAGACATCATGGAAGTCGTACTGCTTAACCACACGATCCATGCGATCAAGCTGTTGAACTGTCATGTCTACCTGGTACTTAGCTGGTTGCTGTGTACCACTCGTGGAGTCTGTATTCTGAATAGCGTGAGCCCAGTTCTCGAATGCGTTACGAACTACGAAGTCATTGTCACAATAGATCGATACATTCCAAGGGGAGTAAGTGCGTTCACCAGCAAAGTTTACTGGGCGGCCGCGGAAGCTGATTGGTATATTCTCAATCGTCGAGGCAGGGAGCTTCGATGCGTGGCAGAGAAATTGGAGCTTCTGTGCCACTGTGGTACCATTGATGATACCAGTAGGGAAGTTGACAATGACGCGGAATTGGTTAGGGCGAGCGCCACCCTGAACCATCTGTGCCTTGAATTCTGAAATTTTAGCCATTTGTTATGTTCCTCTGTTTGTTGACTTGTTCTTAGCTGTTGGCGTTTGCTGAGATTGATTCTTCGAATGAAGCCCCAGTGCGTGTAGCAATGAAGTTCAACTGGATGAAGTTGATAGACTTAGCTGGCTTGATGAAGATGTCACCAACAAAGCGGTTCGTATCAATAACTTCTGGCGTGTTGTTCGACTCATCACAAACCACCTTGAATTCATACAGACCGCGGCGGCCTTGTACATCGCGCAAGAATGGCTCAACCATGTTCTTGAAGTGTGTGCGAGTGAAGGCATCGTTCAGTTCGAAGAGTTGGTATTTCGCAGCTGTTGCGATTGCTTTCTCTAGGATGATAAACAGGCGGCGTACATTGATACGGTCGAATGCACTTGGCTTAGATAGACCGGTCTTGTCACCGAATAGAACAACACCCTGACCGGTGAACGATACTACAGGGTTGATGCCTTGGAGATACAACACATCGCGGTCTGCAAGCGCAGGGCCATAGGCAAGTCGGATGGCGTTCTTGATCTGACCACGGGTAAATCCAGCTGGGCTGAACCATGGATCATCAGTGCGATCGGTGCGAGCGCATAGACCAGCAATGTCCCCGTTCATTGGAATCCAGCGGTATGTGTCATTGTATGAGTCGTAGATGTATTTGTAGCCACTATCGTACACTGTGTATGAACTTGATGGAAGAGCTGGTAGGAGTGTTGCACCAACTGTTCCACCGATTTTGAACTCGACTGTTAGTTGAGCTGCATTTACATCGCGGTCCGTAACCATTGCACCAAGTACTGAAGCATCTGCTGTCAGCTTTGTTGGGGTGATGAACACTAGGCAGTCTTTGCGGGTCTCTGCTAGATTAGAGATGGCATCGATAACCACAGCGCGTTCAGCTTCACCGAGGAAGATTAGACTTACATCGATTTCTTCAGCAGATTGGTAGCGGCGTAGTGCTTCGACCTTATTTTGAACTGTAACTGCTGTGGTGTCATATGCACCATTCTTGAAGTCGCGGGTGTATACGGCCAACAGTGAGTCGTATGACATTGCGCTGCCAACCTCATTGGCACTGTTAGTAGGACCGGTGGCTTGCGTAGACCAATCTTTGATTAGAGGGTCTGGAGTAACATCACTGGCATTGCTGAATAGTGGATCGATAGATGAATTCAGGTCAAGTGCCCAAACCATCTTGCTGCGGTTGTTGATAACAGTTTTGTAGAAATTAGAAGCATTGTCATCACCCTTGGCATTGCTGGCCTTAGACACAAACGCATAAGATTCTAGGACAGCTCCAGGAGTTCCTGTCCAAGTTCCGCGAATGTCATAGACGACGATGTGCATTTCATCATTCGCACCGGTGAATGTCCCACCAGTTCCAGTAGCCCCAGGAACGTTCTTGGTGATAGCTCCGATATAGTTAGAAGTGCCTGGGGCTCCGCTAAAGTTTCCACGGAATGGCCAAGTGGCAAATGTAGCAGCAGAGTCACATACACTCACACCGATAGACTGTCCCATCTCGCCAGCATACTTAGCAGCAAACATACCGTGATCAACAACACCAGCAGAAATTCCACTCGTGTCGAGTTCGAATGTGTCTGAGCTTTCAATCAGGATACCAACTGCGCCACTGGTTGCATTAAGAGCACCTGCGACTTTAGTTCGGGTAACATAGCAAGCGCCACTGTATGACAGGAATTGTGCAATTGGGAACCAGTTCCCTGCGTTACCCGTGGTAGGCTTGCCGAAGACCTCGACCAATTTATTCTCAGAATTCACTAGAATCGGTTGGCCAATTGGTCCCCACTGCGCGCCAACTACCGAGGCGCCGACAGAACTTGAAACCGCTGGGATGATATTAGTTAAATCGCGTTCTGTGATATTAACTGATGGTGATACCTGAATTGACATTGTTTAGTCCTTTAGTCTATTAAATTGGTGTGGCTTTGTGGAGTCATTGTATTATTTATCAATCCCAAATATTCCCAAACTCGTCGTCCTCAGTACCATCTGAGAAGCCTCCTAGTGGCAGCATTTCCTCTGCCATGGCAGATTCTTTGTTCTCTAAGATCTTTTTCATAGCAGATGAATCCGTAAGATCACTGAACACCGGTTGCGAGGTCAGATATGCAAATAGCACGAGAGTCATCACACGATCATCATTTCCGCTACCATCGGCAGCAAAGCTCCCCTTGCTGCGAACGAATTTCGATAGCTCTAGAATAGTATCTACATCCAAGATGTCCAACTGTCCACCGTCTAGGAGCGTCTTTAAGGTCACGCACCCAACTGACTTGGTTCTACTCGTAGTTGTTATTCCATACGGGTCCTTGGTGCTATAGGTCAGCTTATGCTTGTCTGAGTGGAATATGTTTTCATACCCCAAGTCCTCGTACAGTGACATGGCCACAGTCTCACCGATGTTGTTTGCCTCTACCAGAACATAGCAATTATTGTACTGGACCGCCATTCTATGTAAAACGCTTGGGAGCTCGACATAAGTTATGAGGTTGTCCGCAAACTGTGCGACGACTTTATATGGCGCCTGGGTTATGTCAAAAACTGTAGCTACTGAGCTATCTCCACCAAGCCCCTTTGCCACATCCACGGTCATAACATAGATAGAGTCGGGTTTCGATTCTTCGAATACCTTTAATTTATCCGAGCTAGCTTTAGGCGGAATTGCCAACAAGGCACGAAGCACTGCGGATGGAATTAGCGTATTGCTAGAGCCTATGAACTCACAGTTCATCTCCTGCTCGAACTTCTCATTACCGAGCGTGGCACGCATATCACGCTCCCAAGATGAGTCGCGCCCAGGAACATCAGACCAAATTGCCTTGGTGATATGGAAGCCGTTGACTCCTGCCTCACCCTCTTTGATGATCTTATAGAAGTGGTTCATTCCATTTGGTGTGGAGATGATGGCAATCTTCGAGGTCTTACCGCTTGCTATGGTAGGATATACGGAAGCAAAGAACTCATCGGCTACATTATTAGGAACGAATGCGAACTCATCCATGAGCAATAAGTTTGCAGTCATACCTCGAATGGCTGTGCTGCTGGTGCTGGCGGCCATTACTCGAGAATCATTCTCAAGAACAAACGAGCCCTTATTCCACTCAACAACGCCTTGCTGCATCCATTGTGGGACTCGCTCATAGGCGTATTGAACTCGCTTCAGAATTTCGCGCGCGATGCCCGCCTTATTTGCCAAGATTGCTACAGTTTTTGCATCATTGAATAGAACAAACCAGCATACAAATGCAGCAACTACAGTAGTCTTTCCTGCCTGTCGGCAGATGATGGCTGCGGTTTTCCTGTGAGTCTGTAGCGAGTTGACAATGTCCTTCTGATATGGGAACAGGATCATCGGTTGCTCGCCATCATCTACTGTGATGATCTTTATGTACTTCTCAATGAAATAGATAGGATCGTCAGCACATCGGGAAAATTCATCTACTTGCCACTGCTCCCAGGCTATTGCAACTCCACGAGCCTTGAGCTGGGAGTTTCTATTGTAAACTGATGGAGAGGCGCTCATTCTTCTGGGTGTGTCCACCCGAGCTGGTCACCAGTACTTCCTGTACCGGTTTCTGTAATCTCAAAGGTTGTCGGGTTGCCTTCTGCTCTGTATTCTGCTGGTGCTGCAATGAATGGGTTGCTCGGTGTTGGGATTTGATTGTACAGGTTCGCGTTGGTGTGGTAGATAACTCCATTGCCGCCAGTATGGACCTGTCCGAGGAATTTTACTTTCATAGTAAAGTCGAGAGTGTTGATCACCAGACGGCGGCTTTTCATATCACCCTCGTAGTCATCTGTTGTGCTGACGCTGTTCAGGATGAGTGGGAAGTTGAAATTGAGATTCAGAGCCTCCGACACACGCACATTCAGGTTGTACTCGGGGCTGAATATAGGCAAAATCTGCTCGATGATAGCTAGAGAATCCTCTGTCCCCTTGGACAAGATGTTCAACTGTATCTGTACATTGTATGGGACTGGCGTGTAGGCATATGATAGTCCGTCTGGCCCAAGACACTTGATTATATTATTCTTGTTCGTCATATCACCAGCCGCGAATGAGTAGCCTACTATCTCAAAGCCCATTCGAGGGAGGGTGGAGAAAAATGTCTCAGCCAGCACGGGGTCCTCATCAACCTTGCGAAGGGTCTTTTCCTTAGGTGAGTAGGCAATAGGCACTTGTACAATCTCACCGACTGTCCCGTCTAGATTCTTTCGGATGACTTTAATCTCCGAGAACAATGCCCCGAAGGCGATTACCACCTTCTTGAGTGTCTCGTGATAGTATGGGGTCTCAAACATTATAGGTCACCGAATGGATTGTTTTGGTCGAATACGAACTCCGCTGCCTTTGCAGCCAGCTCCGTATTGTCGCCATAGTGCATAGGCTTGGTCACATCTTTACCAACTGTGACTTGCATATTCTCGAATCGTGTATCGACAGCGGCTATGCCAGTTTGGATCACCTCGCCACCATATCGGAATTTCTCAATGGTTAGCTTGTAGGTATAGAGCTTCCCGAGTTGGTAGAACGGTGACAGGTGTTCGACAAACATTACCTCGAACACGCAGTCCACGCGTGGCCAATAGATTAGATCGCCTTCGTTGGGGCGAGTGCCAAGCTTGTGTTCTGTATCGTTAGCGCGAGATTCATCCCAAGTTCTTCTCGGGATGGACACTGTAGCCTGCTCGTCGAATTGGAGGCCGAACTTCGACATGACAGCACCACTACCTCCAAAGCCCTCGACAGTCTCTAGATACATGATCATCTCATACCTAGAGGTAAATTTGCTGAGTCTATCCTCGCCTAGAATCTTAGTCTTAGCAACAAACTCTCGTGGCATGTATAAGAAGTCGTCCCCATGGATGTTCGTGGCCTCGTTGATTAGAGACTCATACAGAGAGTTTTCATTTGACCACTGCTGCGATTGCAGTCTGAGTGTTGCTGTAGTTGCCATTCTGTCCTTACGCGATATAGATTGGAAGCGGCGCCTGAGAGTTCATGATCCGATCTTCAATCTTTGTGATCTCTTCAGTAGCAGAACTGATCATCTGATTGGAGTCAACGGTCACACCACCAGGCAATTGCATTCCTTGGTATTTACTAAGATTATTGCCCCACTGCTGCTTACATTTCGCCACGCAGTATTGTTTGAAGGTGCGCTCGTTCCATATTTTATTTGGTTGGTCGAGTCTCAGGCTTGTGTAGACCTCCAAGCACAGAAGGCGACCCTCGTCCAAGTTACCAGTATCGGTCATCGTAAGCAAGCCGTCTAGGCGGTTGAATGTAAACGATGGCTCGGCTATCAGCATAGCTTGAATTGTAGATAGATGCTGCATGACCTGCTCGAAGTAGATCAGATTGCCACTACTACCAACAGGCGCCAGCGCGTCATACACTAGCTGATAGCCAGCAGATAGGGGATTGCTCAGGCTAATTCTCAGATTACTGGCATTAAACCCCTGCATAGAGAACGCTCGGCTCACGCCATAAACATAGTCCGGTATCTGAATCACGCCAGAAGCCTTCTCGGTGGCTGTGATGAGGTGAGTGTAGTAGGCGTGGTTGGTGCCATCCCAGTAATACTCTTGGAAGAATAGCAGAGCATCGTCTATCATGTTCTCCATCTGATTGTCTGTGATATTGATCTCAATCAGAGGCGAACCAAGACACTCTAGAATATATTGCTTGAGTTCTGTTCTTGTCTGTACGGTCATAGTTTACCTAGCTTACTGTTTATTGCTACTAAAAGTGTAGCTATCTTGTCTACACTATCCTCAAGGTGATCGAGCCTGTGCATAATATCGGTACAATTTTCTGCGAGTGTTGCAACCTTTTCCAGATTCTTTTTCTCGCGCTTGTACTTCTCATATGCAGCTTGGTCGTCCACGACGATGGAGCCAACAGGATCCTTAAAAACCCCAACAATTGGGGTTCCGTTAGCATCGAGAACTGGCTTCATGCTGTAATGATCACCTTATAGTCCCTGATATAAGGGGTCTGGTTCCGCTCCGTAGAGCTCATAACCGCCTTGAGCCTATATGTGGTAAAGTCTGGAATATCATCCAGGTAAAATTCATACTCGATATATCACCAAGCCAATTGAGGTGAAAATGCCATCTGTCGGAATTAAAATCCGCAGTGTCATATCAAGCACACCACAAACCAGCGTCGATTGGTATATCAAG